ATATGTTTATGGCTCAATTATTAACCAAATTCAAAAAATAGCAAAAGCTGCTTGCATACCTTTGTCTATAGATGGTAACGTTGTTTCCATTTGGCCTAACGATGGTACAAGAGACGATATGGTAATAGACGTAAGCGCAGAAACTGGTTTAGTAGGTTATCCCACTTATAATGATATTGGATTTAGCATTAAAACAGAATTCAATCAAAATCTTATAAACGGTAGAACAGTGAATCTAAAGACTATCATTCCTAAAGCTAATGGTAAAGCTCCTATTCAAGACTCAACTCATGAGATTAGTACTTTAAGCCCAGAAGGTCCTTGGTTTACTACTGTTGTTTTAAGTCCGAGCGCTTATGTCCCAAGAAACTAATACAACTGCTTTTAATGCAGTAGCGGCAGATTACACTTCAGAAGTAGGTAGGATTCAATTTTTAATCCGCTCTGCATTGTCAGGGATTAGAACTTCAATGCCAGTTAAAGTTATTGCAGTATCTAATTCGGGGGGAGTTTCTCCTATAGGAACAGTTAATGTTCAGCCTTTAGTAAGTGCTTTAGACGGTAATGGACAAGTTTGGCCTCATGGGATTATTTATAACGTTCCTTACATGAGAATACAAGGCGGAGCAAACGGAGTTATTTTGGACCCCGTAGTAGGAGATATTGGCATTGCTACCGTTTGCGATAGGGATATATCTGCGGTAAAAAATACCGGAGGGGTATCAGCTCCTGCTTCAAATCGTAAAACCGATATGTCCGACATGGTTTATCTAATGACCATTATAGGTGCAGCACCTACGCAATATATTCAATTTAATGCCTCCGGGATTACCATTTTATCCCCTACTAAGGTTACAATAAACGCACCAAACGTAGAAATAGATGCTTTCACTGCTTGTACTATAAATTCGCCAAGTATTGTACTAAATGGCGCAGTACAACAAGGTGCAGGTTCCTATTCAGGTAATGCTACATTTGGAGGATCAATGACTGTGACAGGTGACGTTACAGCTAATGGTACAAGTGTTCATACTCATAAACATGGTGGCGTAACAACAGGAAGCGGTCAAACAGGAACTCCAGTATGACAATTATTCAAAATACTTTACTTCTAGATCAAGATGCTTGGGATTTGGTATTAGACATCAATAGCAATATTGCTTTGGCAGAAGTTCCTTATTCCATAGCTCAAGACGTAGCTTCCGCGGCTAGAACTTTTTTAGGCGAATGCTGGTATGATAATGATTTAGGCGTTCCTTATTGGCAACAAATTTTGGGGGAATTACCTCCGTTACAATATGTTAGTCAGCAATATGTAACTCAAGCTTTAACTATACCTAATGTAGTATCCGCTCAAGTTCAGTTTAACTCTTTTGAGGATCGCGTTTTAAGCGGACAAATTTTAGTAGTAGATACGGATGGTACGACCAATACGGTCGCCTTTGGAGGAGTTTAAATGAGTACTAACGTACCAGCAATTACATGGGTGAATGGTTCACCTTCTTTACCCCAGGAAACAGATATTCTTGCTGGGGTTCAAGCGGATATAAATGCAGCTTTTGGGGGCGGAGTTAATCCAGCTTTACAAACGCCTCAAGGGCAATTGGCGCAGTCAGAAACTGCAATTATTGGCGAAAAAAATGATGAAATAGCTTACATAGCAAACCAAGTAAATCCTGCAATGGCTTCGGGTATTTGGCAAGATGCTATTGGCTATATTTATTTTATGACTCGTATTCCTGGATCTGGTACAGTAGTTAACGCTACTTGTACAGGCGCAGTGGGTACAATTATTCCAATTGGAGCAGTTGCTCAAGATTCTAGCGGTTATCTTTATTCCGCTATTACTTCTGAAACAATTCCTTCCACTGGTTCAGTTACTGTAGAATTCCAAAACCAAACACAAGGAGCTATTGCTTGTGCTTCGGGAGCTTTAAATAAGATCTATACAGCAGTTGCTGGTTGGGACACAATTACTAATCCCTCAGCAGGTTCTTTAGGTAATCTTGTAGAAAATAGAGCAGCTTTTGAATTACGAAGACAAGCAAGTGTTGCAGTCAATGCAGTTAATTCTTTAGACTCTATTCGCGCTGCAGTACTAGCAGTAACAAACGTTTTAGAAGCGGTAGTAGTGGATAACTCTACTAATAGTACAGTTAATTACGGAAGCACTAGTTATCCTTTAGCAGCGAATTCTATTTGTGTTAGCGTAGCTGGTGGATCTTCTACTTCAGTTGCTACAGCTATTTGGAATAAAAAACCTCCTGGCTGTGGATATAACGGCAATACTTCGGTTACTATTTATGATACAACTTATCCAACGCCTTACCCAAGTTATACGGTTACTTATTTAGTACCTACTTCGACTCCTGTTTACTTCAAAGTCCAAATCCAAAATAATGCGTTATTGCCTTCAAACATTACAACTTTGGTACAAAATGCAGTTATAGAATCTTTTAATGGTCAAGACGGGGGAACGGCAGTAGGTATCAATACAATTTCTTTTTCCGGCAGATATTATGCAAACATTAACGCTATTAGTCCTAATGTGAACGTAATAGAAGTTTACTTAGGTTTATCTGCAAGTCCAACTACTTTAACGGCATCTTTGGGAATAGATCAACTTCCTACTTTAACTGCTTCTAACATTGTTGTACAATTGGTTTAATTATGCAAAATTGGGACCAAACTCTTTTAAGCCAATATTGTGATTCCCCTACTATTAAGGGTCTGCTTGATTCTTTTAATAGTGCAGTGGATCCTACTTTGGATATTGCTAATTTCTATTTGAATATATGGGATATTCAAACTGCAGTTGGGAATGGATTGGATATTTGGGGAGCAATAGTTAACGTTTCAAGATATTTACAAATCCCTATTTCTCCCAATTATTTAGGCTTTGATGAAGCTTATCTTTCTGGATATGCTACTACTGGGCCACAGCCTTTCGGACAAGCTCCTTTTTATTCCTCTACTACTCAAACTCAAACTTATGCTTTAACTGACGATGTGTATAGAAGTTTAATTTTAATAAAAGCTGCAGTAAATATTAGCAATTTATCAGTACCGCAAATCAATAGTTTATTGCAAAAGTTTTTTGGTACATCCATTAACGGTAGTCCTTATGGAATAGCTTACGTTATAGATACGCTAAACCAAGGATTTACTTATCATTTTAATTTTGTTCCAAATATTTTACAACTTGCTATTGTGCAAAATTCCAATGTATTCCCAAGACCTGCGGGTGTTGCAGTAACAGTTACTTATTAAGGATTAAATATGCAAAGTAGTAACATTCCTTCTAAAATCCCTTTACCTTTTGCCTACGCTGCCGGGTCTAGTTATAAAAACACTATTCCGGTGGCTTCTCAAATTGGTATTACTAACGGCAAAGCTTCTTTGACCGATGGATTTCCTCCGTTAACTTTTACAGCTCTTAGTGCTGGCGGTATTCCTCCCTTTGGCGCTGACTTTAACGGCATTTTAAATGAAGTTACAGCCATTCAGCAATGGCAAAATGCTGGGGGATTTTTCCCTTATGACTCTGTTTTTTCTACAGCAATTGGGGGTTATCCGAAAGGAGCCATTCTGCAAGCTGCAGCGTTTGGTGGTCTTTGGGTAAGCACTGCGGAAAACAACACGACCAATCCTGATACTGGGGGTGCTGGCTGGGTATCCCTTGCTTTTGAAGGCTCTCAAGCAATCACCGTTACATCGGCAGACGTTACCGTTTCTCAACTTCAATCTGCTTATCCAGTGCTTATTGTTTCAGGCGCAAAAACGGCAGCGAGAAGCTTAATATTTCCAGCTATCGTAGGCGAATGGATTGTGCAAAACAATACTACTGGAGCTTACAACTTAACTGCTAAAACTGCTTCAGGCACTGGCGTTACATTAACCCAAGGCGAATCAACTTATATCTATGGCGACGGTACAAATATTTATTTCGCTGATTCTGCAAAGGTAGCAAGTTTTAATGGTCGAGTAGGTACTGTAACCCTTAACGCTACAGACGTTACAACTGCTCTTGGTTATATTCCTATCCAATATGCTATCGGCCAAAACGGACAAACTTGGAAAGACCTTACTTCTAGCAGAGCTTTTAATGTTACTTACACCAACTCTGGGGCTTCCCCAATAGTAGTAGCTGTTGGGGTTGAAGCTAATTCGGGACATGGTACATCGCTTCTTATAAATGGCATTCAAGTTGGAGTTGCCGCTTGGAATGATTATCCGTATGGAGCTGTTTACGGGCAATTAAGCGGTATTGTTCCTGTTGGCGGCACTTATATTGTTGAAGGTGATGCAAATATTGACGGTTGGGCTGAATTAAGCTAAGGAAAAAAATGAAAAATTACATTACCCCAGAAAATAAAATTTACGGATTTGATGACACTCAAACAGACATCATTCCAGCAGATGCGGTTTTGATCCCTGAAACATATACCACTTCTCAATATCCATTTTTAAGTTTAGTAAAAGGAGAAATTCAGTTTGACGAGGCTTCTTACAACACAAAAATTCATGCTGAAACAATAGCAAATTACAATTTTGCAGCTCAAGTAAATTTAGATCAAGTAGCCCAATCTTGGGGTTATAACTCTTTTGATACAGCAGCAAGTTATGCTAACTCTACAAACGCTCAATTTAAAGCTGACGCAGAGGCTTTGATAAAGTGGAGAGACATTTATTGGTTACAAGCTTATAATATTGAAGCTGGAACATTACCCACATCGGCTGAAATTTTTGTTAATATGCTACCTGTAGCACCAATTAAACCAGTAATCTAAAAAGGAAAACCCATGATTAAGCTAGATTTAACAATTCCAGAAGTTGAAGCCGTTGTTGCTGGCCTTCGAAAGCTACCTATGGAGCTAGTAGAAGAAACAGTAAACAAGATTAAAATTCAAGCAATCCCACAAATTCAAGAAATTCAAGCTGCTGCTGCTGCTGC